GCTAATTTTATGGACCCAGTCGGTACGAATTATAAACCGAAGAAAGTCACTGTTGACGAACGTGCTTTTTCTTTGGGTACTGGCAACTGGTTCTTTAATAATAACCCTAGTCAGGCTATACAAAGTTTGTCTGGTCGTTATTTAAAGCGGGGAGTTTCTACTTCTGCTGTTCTTTCGCCTTCTATGAAGAAGTTGGCGACGGATATGGTTGATCATTTCTTTAAAGGATGCATGTCTGCGGATTTGCTTATTGATGCTTCTGCCGAGGCCGAAGCCTGGGAAGATTGGAGGCGCTCGGCTGCGGCTAAGAATTACATAGGGAGAGCTCAGTCTGAGGGCGAGCATATGAAATACAATGTCAACATGTTCTCTAAGCCTCAGTATAAACCTGAGAAGAACGGAAAGATAAAATGGGATAAGGTCGCACAAGGTATTTCAGCTTGGTCCGCTCAGGCGGTAGCTGAAACGTGCGGTCATATTCGTATCGCCAATCTTAGGTTTTTGCTGAACCTTAAAGAGAATGTGGTGTTTGATAATGGTATGTCAGAAGAAGAACTGGCTGCCATTGTCAATGAGTTTGTGTCTGATCTACCTGCGGGTTCGGATTCTTGTACTACTGATGTTGCAGAGATGGATAGTATACAAGATATCTTTACCCAAGCTATCGAAAGGGAGGTCTTGCTGCGGCTAGGCTTTGATGATGGGTTTATTGCTTACTATTATCAATTTAGGAGCAATTACCCAATTATAATTCAAGGAGTTGCTAAGGCGACTGGTGGAACAGAGAAGACGTCGGGTGAGCCTGGCACTCTATTGTTCAATTCCGTGCTATCTGCGGTGTTTTCCTATTTCATAATAGATGGAAAAGGAAGATTTTTCATCGTCATAAAAGGCGATGATAATGCTCGCTGGCAGGTTGGTATGGTGTTGAACGAAGAGAGGTATAAAAGGATAAAGTTGTTCTCGAGGTATAGAGCGACTATAATTTTTGGTGATGCAGAGTTTTGTGGAAAGGTAGTCGTGCCCGAGGGCATGTTTCCTTCCGTTGTGAGGACCCATCTAAAAACAATTGCTCATAGGTTTCGTAGACCTAAGGCTATTGTTACTAAGAAGGGTGTTCGCTTCGGGGAAGATCATTTCTGCTTGTTTCAAGTCTCCCTGAGGGATAAGATAGATGCTGTGGCACGTCTTGGGGAGACTAAGGTGATTGCGGCTTCGGCTGCAGCTCATAAGATGAGCTATAAGGAGGTGGAAGCCAGGTGGGATGTTGTTAAGTCAATTGCGCACATAAGTGTCGCGCAAGCGGAACAAGTTTGGAAGAATAATGGGAGGCCTAGTGGAAATGTAGAGCCTCTGATCAGGTATAACTCACGACCTAACCGTTGTGTGGTTAAATCTGATTTCTTCGTTACTTGTTTCGCAACAACAACAACAACAACAATGTCTCAGCGTGGAGCTTTTGCTGGTCGTGGTCGCGGATTCGGTCGTGGCGGTGCTCGAGGTGGGGCCGCACGCGGCTTTGGTGGTATTGGTGCTGCCGGGCCTATGGGTGCCGGTGCTTGTTTCAGGTGCGGCCGTCTTGGCCATATTGCGTCGCAGTGTTTTGCGACTACTTACGTTGCTGGGGGGCCCATCATGGGTGGCTATAATGCCACTCAGACGGTTCTTGGGAACCCTGGCGACGTTTGTGGTTGCTGCGGGCAGGATGGACACGGGCGTGCCGCCTGTAACTGGCACAGAGGAAATCCGCGTAAGAAGTTGGCCTGCTGCGTAGGTGGGCAGGGCACACAAGGAGGGGCTGGTACTGCGGGACCGCCCGTCGGGCAAGGCATTAGGTTGCCCGTTAATAGGCAAGGAGCAAGTGGACCGAGGTTCACTGGACCGGCTTTCTCGAGGGATGGTGACAGAGAGGAGATAGTTTCTGTGGAAACTTTTACTGCTGCGGCAGTTCAAGATTGGAACATAATGCAAGGTTCGGGCATGGCTTGGACCCGTTCGATAGCTTTGGCTATCGCGGGTTATCAAGTTGTGTCGATAGAGTATGTTAAGGTCGAGTTTGTGGCGACCGGCGACACTGGTGGGATTTGGATATTCCAGCAGCGTACGACGGACACAAAGCCGACAGATGTAGCAGGAGTAGCGGCTGCGGCCAATGCGAGCTACATGAGAGTTGACGTCCAGGTGCCTGAGAGGCAGATGGGATTTGTCAACGCGAGGGGTGAGCCTCTCTATAGTCGTCACTTTTTGGACGCTGCACGTGCGGGTGCGCCTGCCATGCGTGTTGTCGTCGGTGCTACCGGCGCCGTAGGCATGGTTAGGGTGCGCGTGGGCTTGCTCAAGAGGGGCAAGTTCGCCACGTCTTAAAGTGGTGATTATTATAAATAGGAGGGATATCTGAGGGTATCTAACAAGGAGAAACTGCCGAGGCAGTTGTTTATGTCCATATGTCAAGAAAGTGAGGATTTTTTGATAGGAGTGGTACTGGTTTTACAATCTACAGTATAAAAAAAAAAAAAAAAAAAAAAAAGGAGGGACAGGGTGGAG